ATGCAGATTCGTCGATCACTAAAGTAAACGAACCACCAGACAAATTCTGGTTTGTGATCGTTAGGCTTACAGGGGAAGGCGGAGGCGTGTAATCAGCTATGTCAAACGTCAGACCATATCGAGAGTCACGAACGTTGGAAAGCTGGCGGCGGATAATTTGGCTTGTAATCGTGGAGCCCGTCAGATCGCGTGGCGTTCCATCTGAATTATTAAGCGTCAGATTCCAGTAAGTTTTCTGGTTGTATACCAGCTCACCGGCAATAATTTGATTATCGAATCCGCTAACTTGTGTCAGCGTATTCTTATTAAAGATCGCCATGTTCCCTCACTCGGTAAATTGACGTTCGCCAAGCACTCTCAGCTAAACGGGTGGCTATCTTGTCTTTTTTTTATTTTATGGCTTATCTATAAGTTTAGCAACAAGCTCGTTGAGACGTTTTATTTCTTTAAGAAGAGGAACGATAAGTTTTGAATAGTTGATGCCGCGAAGCTCTTTTTTCCCGTCAACAATATCGTAATAACACAAATCGGGATTAACAGTCTCAACATCTTCTGCGATCAAACCATATGCAAGCTCACCGTCTTTTTCGTCGGTTAGGTTGCCATCCTTATCTTTCGCTCTATAAAAAAAAGTAACCGGATTGAGAGCGTAAAGCCAAGAACAATCTGGCATATCTTGAATTTGCGTTTTGGTTTCGCGTAATGAGCTAACGTAACCAATTAACCCCGTGTTATCCACATAAACGTCTCGGTTCGTTCCGCCTACGGTTTGCGAATAAACGCCAGCGCAAACAGCATTGCCGGCAGAGGTAACCGTGAAATATGCGGTTCCGCTATTAACGCTAGCTCCGGCTCCTATAACAACTCCGCCGTCAACTGTGTCGCTAATGTTTGCGCTTATGAAATATTGCTTTACATCACCGGATGACCGCAACAAGATCTCAGGGATGTTCTTCTGGAGTTTCGCATCGCTTTTTGCAAACAATGTCGAGCCGTTCCAAGTGAAATCGGCCGATCCGCCAAAAGCTCCAGAATCGTTGTATTGAATGCTTGTATTTACGCCACCTGGAGTTGCGTTGCTTCCGGTTGGGCCTGTAGCGCCCTGCGGACCGGTAGGGCCGGCAACGGTACTTGCGGCACCTGTGGGGCCGGTAACGCCCTGAATGCCTTGGGCACCGGTTGGGCCAACGCTTCCCTGTGGACCGGTAGGGCCGGTAATCGAAAGGCCGGAGGCACCGGTCGGACCCGTTGGGCCCGGAACGGTAGAGGCTGGACCAGTAGGGCCGTTAACCCCGGTCGGACCTGTAGGCCCAGCGACGGTAGATGCAGCACCGGTCGGACCTGTAGGGCCAACAACCGAGGAGGCGGCACCCGTGGGGCCTGTCGGACCAGGAACGGTGGAGACGGGACCGGTAGGGCCACCGGCACCGGTAGGACCGGTTGGGCCAGGGACAGTGGAAGCGGCACCTTGCGGACCGGTAGGCCCAATATCGCCCTGAGGCCCTGTAGCTCCGACATTGCCCTGAGCCCCCGTAGGTCCCGTCGGCCCAGCAACCGTTGAGGCTGGACCGGTAGGGCCGGTGTTTCCCTGAGGGCCTTGGGCACCGGTGGGGCCAGCCATGCCCTGCTGCCCCGTGGGTCCCGTCGGCCCAGGCGTTGTAGAAACTGCGCCGGTGGCACCGGTAGGGCCGACAGCACCGGTAGCGCCGGTAGCCCCGATATTGCCCTGAGCCCCCGTAGGTCCCGTGGGCCCAGGGACGGTGGATGCAGCTCCGGTTGGGCCAGTTACAGACGGGCCGGTGGCACCCGTGGGACCGGTCGGGCCGGCAACCGTAGAGGCGGCTCCGGTCGCCCCCGTGGGTCCCGTCGGGCCGCTCCCCGCGCCGGTTGGACCGATCGGACCGGTTGGACCGGTTGGACCGCCAGCGGGACCGGTTGGGCCGACAGCCCCGTCGCTAATACTCGAAATAATGATCGAGTTTGAAGCGGTACAGCTACCCTGTGTGGCGGTAACCGATATTGTTTTTGCTGTACTAGGAGCAAAAGCAGAAAGAACAAATGTATTAGTTGTTGATGCTTGCAAAACCCCGTCAACTCTCCAAGCCCATGTTGGGGAGCTCATCGTGCTCGTGGCCGTGAAAGTTATAGACGCTGGAGAAACAACACCGGCAGATGAGGTTATAAATTGAACGGCAGTAGAAGAAAGCGTTACTGTTCTTATGCTTGTATCCCAAACGTACGCTGAAGATGTTCCGCTAACAGAAGAAGCGCTTTCATTGCTAGCAATCGCTCGGAAATAGTACGTTCCAGAAGGTAGCGTTATGTTTGTGAAAACTACAGAGACGTTTGGATTGAACGGACTTCCATCTAATGTTTTGGATGTTTTGATTAGGCTCCAATCGCTATTAGTTGGCGTTGCAACTGTCGTGTAGTACAGCGACATGAGCGAGACTCGGCCTGTAGCGGGAGCATCCGAGTAGAAACTAAAAACCGGAGGGTCAGCGCAAGGAGCAGGGGCATAAGGAGCCACGTTGTAAAGAACTGGCGTTCCAGGGGCGGAAATGTATTGCGATGAAGGAATGCCAGATGGCGGAGCTTCTGCGTACTGAGTTATGGTTCCTGGAGGTGGATCTGCATAGACAGTTGCGGAATACTCAACCAAATCCAGCGTAGCGCCAAGCCCTCCATCTGGCGTGGTTATTTCATTGACTTTTACAACCCTAAAGAGCTTATTTGTCCATCCATAATCTACGTTTGTAATATCTACAACGTCACCAGCGTCTACTTGAATAGCAGGATAGGCAGCTGTTATAGAAACAAGCAGATCCTCGCGTGACTGCAAAAGCCTTCTGTTTGCAAGATACTTAACTTGAACCGAATCGTTAACCATTTCCATTTTGTAGGTTTCTCGATTCGCTGGCTCATTGGCGTATAAACCGCTTGATAGCGCCATGTAAACCAAATCAGGCTGGTCTCTTGCGTCTTTGCTTGGGAACTCTATCTCAATCTGATTGATCTGCTGATTGATGTCTGTTGTACTAACCCTTATATCGCCAATAAGATTAGTATCATTGAAAGAAAAAGAAGATGTTTCAGCTTTGTTGACCACGACAGACCACTGCCCTGTTGCTGCCGTATAGGTCATCCACGAATCGCAAGCCTCAATAATTTGCTCAACGTTCTCAAGAATTGGTCTTGCTGTATCAATAACGCCGTTGATTCTGTATCGAGGTTGCGTACTTGTTCCGCCGGAGGAGTTAGTAAACGAAAGAACAACATCAGAATAAGTATTGAGAGTGGTAGCGCTTGTAGAATCAACCAAGCCCGTCATGCCAGCGCCATAACGCGTGTCTGTCATGTAGTCATACCAAACATCTCCGGGCTTAGCTGCGCCCGTACCATTTAGATATTGAGAACACTTAAAAGTCAGTGGCTGTAATCCTGTTAATCCGGCATCTCTGTTATAAGTCATGCGAACAATTGCAAAAGCTAAACCGTTCATCCTTCTACCAGTTGAAGGCCATTGCAATGCAGGATCTATACCTGAAGGCTCAAGAGGCCCCATTACATCCCAAGGAGCGCTTAAAGAATTTACGTTTGTTACGTTTCCTGCGTTATCAGACGTATACAAATAGATTTGTAATCTAGATGCCTCGCCAACGCTATAGTCTATGTTTCCGCTTCCATCTGTAAGGCTATCAACCGTTGGCCCCGTCCCAAAAGTTACAAGCCTATCGCCGTACCAAAAATCATTTGTATCAAAAGAAAACTGCCCGTTTTGACTGATGCTAGAAATAGCCAAAACATAAAACATAACCTTTTGATCATTAGATAAAACAGCGTCAACAAATGTTCCGCCAAGATAAGCATCGCCGTAAACTACAGGAATGCTTATATTTGCCGCCGGTGGTATTTGCTGTCGCGCCCCTACGTCTATAGAGCTTGATCTTTTATTTCCGAATGCTTTACTAACAACCACAGAAGTTGCAAATCTAATAGCTGCGGTTGCGGCCATTGCAGCAAAACTTCCTGCAACAAAAACCCCTTGGGTTACAAGATAAGAAACTATTAGACTTGCAGGCATGATCTACTCTCTAAAAAATGTTGCTTGCAATGGCTTGAATTTATATCGTGTGTAATCAATCTCTGGGCTTGTAGGCATAAGGCTTGTACAGACAATCTGAACTCTTTTTTGATCTAACAAATCCTGAGCTAGCTTGTTGAACCTTAACCAGAGCTTTCCGCCAATTGATGTACTTCGATACTCTGGGTCTACCCACCAAGCAACCTCGTGTAACTCTCTGACGCTACTGTTCCAAAAGTTTCTTGTGATGTAGGCAGCTATAAATCCGCGAAGCTGATCGTCCACCAAAACAAATCCGCGCCCCTTCAACATTTCATAAAACAAAGATCGAACGTGGTTCTCGTTCTGGTTGTTTTTTAGTGTTTCTATACCTGCTTCGTTTGCGTATGCCTTCATCATCTCAACCAAGTGAGGCATATCGTATTTTGTCGCGTATCTCATATACCTGATAAGTCTTGCTCATAAACATTAGGTTGGTCACCAGCATTAGGATCTGATAATCCTCCACCCTTGGGAGGCGAGCCAAAGTCAAAGTATTGCCCTGCAATTGCGTCGACTCGATCCATGCTTGCGTCTGTTGAGTAAAGCGCTCGCCATGTATTTTGGTTCGTTCTTATGCCTGAGATCTTATTCTCTAAGATCGTACGAAAAGAAGCGCAAGCAATAGAGCAAGCAACCGTTCGTGATCGGTTGTTTTCGTCGAAGGTTTCGTTCAAGCTGACGCTGTTAACAATCCCTTGGTAACGCTTAAAAAACTGAGTAGAAGGGCTTGTGATAATTTGATAATTAGAATCAAAGAATCCTCGCCAGATCTCGACGGTAGAGCCTTTAATATTGTTAGCAAGAACCAGAGCCACATTGGTTGGGTCTATACCGATAAGCGTTATCAGCATGTCATCAGAGGTTGCCTTTAAGTCTCTTTGAACGTCGCCAACAGAAAGAAGGCTGCCTAAGCCTGTAAACGTAATGCCCGAAACCGTGATGGATGCGGCGGCAGAGCAAAACGTATAAGTATTCGTGCTTGTGACTAGCCTTACGAATTCACTGTGCGTTATCGTTGACGAAGATAACGCTGTCATTGGAGTTGTCACTGTACGAACTCCCTAAAAACAAAGTCATTATCCCAATCGACAAAAGCGCCGTTGGTCATGGGTTTGAGCGTGTATGTTGGGCAAACCTCGGCAACAACATTGAACGTACAAGCAGACCCGACAGCCGTAAGCGTTCCCGCTGATGGCGTTCCGATTATCGGCCTGTGAATTGTTACGCTAACCGTCGCTCCTGACCCTCGCAAAACTTCAGCCGTTACTTTGTAAGGATAGTTGCCGATCTGAATAAAATCACCGGCCTTAAAAACAATTGTAGAGCTTGCAATAGTAGGGAGGTTACCAACTGAAATCGTCGTCGCATTCGCAGCGGGAACAGAAGCAAGGGTTAACGCTGCCGCCTGAGCGCCGCTTAGCTGGCCTTGATAGGTTGTAAACCATTGAAGGTTTGTCGAGCTAAAAGTGATCGTTGCCGCTGTCTGCCTGTCTAGATTGTCAATCGTCTGAATGACATCCCGAACCTGGGGATAGTAAAGAAACGAATGCGGCCTAACAGTAAAAACCCAAGGTACAGAAGTAACGTATAGCGCCGTTCTTACTTGACCTGATCTTGAGTATTGCTGGCCTACCATTCGCCGGTTGTTAACCGTGATGGTTTGACTTATATCTAGGATTGTTTGGAAGCTCATGTCCTTCCTCTAACCGAAAGTGATTTGTTTGCGTAAGCATTTGCCGCCCAGACAGCCTTAGAGCTCCCCAAGATGCGATCCTCAAAAGACTTAACGTCGATTGCTTGGATGTTGTAGTTGTTTACCGTGGTAGCGCCGCCCATCGCGTAATTAGGGATAACTTGACCAGCAGAGCTCGGTACAAATAGCTCAGGCCCTCTTTCGCCAACAAGATACGGAGCGCCCGAGGAAACCGGCCCTCCACCTGCTCGCTTGCCAAATAGATTACCAATTACAGGCAACCCAGACGCAAAGTTTTCAAACAAAGACGGAGCGCCCGTCATGTCTGACTTAAAGATGGCATCAAGAAACTTATCTAGTGATCTTGAGGCAAGTTTCTGTAAGAGCGAAGAAAGCGCAGTCTTAAAAGCATCCGCCGCCGATTTGCCGGTTGCAAATGCCTCAATAATTGTCGCGCCTAAAGACTTATAACCGTCTCTGAGATCCTCAAGAATCTCTAACTCTTCTTCGTTGGCTTTTTTCTTGACTGTCATTTCCTCAAGCTGTTTGTTAGCCATAATTTCTGCCTGCTGGCCTAAATCAAGCATTACTTGAGCGCTTTCTTTTTCTATCTCGACTTGTCTTTCGTATTCCCTAACAATCTGCTCTAGCCGCATCTTGCGAGAGTCTTCCATTGCGGCCAACTCTTGATTGGCTTCCTTTGCAAGCCTTTGCATTTCCTCTTGTTGCTCAGCCTCTTCCCTGCGGAGCTTAATGATTTCTTCCATCTTGGCAACGCCAGCAGCGCCGCCCTGTTTTGCAGCCTCAAACCTTAACGCCGCCTCTTCGCCTTCTTTCAATTTGAGAATCTGAGCATCTAAGCCCTCAAGATAAGTCTTTAAGGTTTTAGCAGCAGACTCAGCGCCAGAATCTTTTACGGCTTTTACTCTAGTCCCTGACTGCCTTCCGCCCTGCGTTACACCTAAAACAGGAGCCGGAACCGGAGCCTCCTCCTCGCCAAAGCCAAGAAACTTCTTAATTCCCGTGTAGGCATCTCGCGCTTTGCCCATCAGGGTTAGAAAGCCGATCTTTGCCTTCTCGGTCATCTGATCAATAGCATCGCCAATCTCACCGATAGCCAGTACACCCTTCTTGGCCTCGCCAGAAAACTTATCGGTGTTTCGAGATAGTTGGTCAATCTTGGAAATATCAATGTTTCCAAATTGCTTACCAAACAACTGAACCTGTAATCGAGCTCTTTCCGCGCCAGCTCCCATACTAGAAAGAACTGATGTTAAGTCTCTGAAGATCTCAATCTCAGGTCTTAACAGACCGCCAGCGTCAGCGATACTGACACCTAATTCTTTGAACAGATCGGCTTGTTCTTTTTGACCATCAGCGGCAGCGCCAAGCGTTACCGAGAACCGATCCCACATTTGTGCAGCGTTATCGGCTTCTTTCCCCGATTGAACCATCGCGCTCTGAAGGGCTAGAACTTCTTCAATCGCCAGCCCTGAGCCCTCAGCAAAGTCATTAACCGCATCTGCTGCCTTAAAAAAGGAAGTTGCAAATGTTCCCGCAGCGGCGGCGGCTAATAACATTGGGTTTCGCAATGCTGCCATGGCAGTGCCGAGAACGTCGACACTGACCTTCATCTCACGGGTTTTGGCTTTAGCCCTGTCAATCTCTTGAACGAACTTTGCGCTCTCAAGACCTAGCGCGACTTGTAGGGCTGCGATTAGCTTACCGGCCATTGTTTCCCCCTAAGATGTCTAAAAACTCTGACTTAAACCCTGGCAAACTTGTGAACGCCAGGAAGTCTCGCTCTTGTCTTGTCATGTAGTTTGGAGGGACGAAATACTCCTCCAGATGCGGGAAAAACTCTCGACTCTTGATTGGGTTTTTAGACAACGCGTTATAAACAATCGCCATCAGATGCGAGATCAACATTAAGTTTTGTCTCGCGCCAATCATGC